TGTTTATTAATTGTGTCTGGAATGTACAGAGAAATAGAAGATTTAATTCTTCGTGTTTTTCTAGATAAATCGATGGCAGAAACTATAGCAGTCCCCACACCTGCACCCGCCACTAAACCACCTACCGCTCCTGCTGCAGCTCCTCTTAATCCGCCAAATGCAGCGCCAATTTTAGCGCCAATACCAATACCTGCAGCACCAAAAGCTGTTCCGCCTGCAGCAATAGTTGCAGCATTCACACCTGTTCCACTTGAAAGTTGCGCTTGCCCGCCTTTATCGCTGAATCGATTAGCATTGGCTTGACCAGTTTCGCCGCCACCACCCTGCAGGAAGAGACGCAATTCATCTTCAGTCATGTTTACTGCATTTGTTTCTTCTGTTACAGTATACCCTGATTTGTTTTGAACGTTAATGTAAAATGTGATATGGTGAAGTCGTTCGAAACTATTAGTTCCAAGATCTATGGGGTAGCGAAGATCTTTAGACTTATATTCGTTTTCTTCTAATTTTTTCTGATCGCCTTTTGCGTCTTTAGAACTCGTTTTATCTCTTGAAACCGAAGCTACAGTGACAGGTTTACTGCCAGTTTGCCCAGTTCCGAATCCAAATGTTTCTTTTATTCTATCTTTGATTCCAAACATGAAGTTCTCGCTAAATATCTGATGGCATACAGTGGCAGATTTAGTCCTAAAAATCCTAATAAATATTTAGGCGATCCAAGAAATATCTTTTGGCGCTCGCTCTGGGAGCGCCGAGTTATGACTCATTTGGACGATAATCCGAATGTTGTGGGTTGGTCCAGTGAAGAAATTATTATACCTTATTTATCACCCGTGGATAATCGTTGGCATAGGTACTTTCCTGATTTTTTGGTAAAATCTAGAAATAAACATGGGATAATAGAAACAATTATTATAGAAGTGAAGCCGAGCAGTCAAGCAATAGCTCCTAAAAAACAGCAGCGAGTTACAAAGAGATATATCACAGAAGTTATGACATATGGCGTCAATCAAGCTAAATGGAAAGCTGCTGAAGAATACTGTAAAGATCGGAGTTGGAAGTTTGTCGTTGTAACTGAAAAGGAACTAGGAATCTAATGGCATCACTATTTGATAAGCTCAGCCGAGAAATGAATGCAGTAGGAATTGTTCCGCGCACTTCAACAGCAAGAGCATGGCTTGGTGATAAGATTTCTCGAATGCGAATTCCAAGTAATCGAGGAAATATTCTAAACGATGCAAATCGAATTTCTTCAAAGGCTTTCATCGGAAAAATGTATTTTTTCGCATATGATGCGAAGAATAAGGACACACTTCCTGTTTGGGATAAATTTCCACTTGTAATCCCGATGGAAACATACCCTGATGGGTTTCTTGGGTTAAATTTACATTATCTAGACGCATATAGTCGACTCGTTCTCCTAGATAGACTGTCAGATTTCATAAACAACGATAAATATGATGATACAACTAAATTTAATTTATCATATAAACTGTTAGCATCTTCGAGAAGATATAGAATGATAGAGCCATGTATAAAAAGATACTTGTTTCAACATGTTAAATCTTCTATGATCTATATAGAACCCGATAATTGGGAAACGGCGATTTTTCTCCCAGTACAAAAAATGGTATATAACACCTAATGGCATTTAACGTAAACAAATTTATAACGAACTTTGACAAACATGGCGGATATGCTAAATCGTCTAAGTTCGAGGTTCGAATAGCTCTACCACCCACTATTACTGGACTGGGGACTACTGAAGAATTAGCACTGCAATGTGAAGCTGCTGAACTTCCAGGATATGCAGTAAACATTTCTGAAGCAAAAATTTATGGCGCACCAACTTATGTGGCTGCAACCCCATCGTTCAGTGAAATTCAAATGACCTTTATATGCTCAGGTGATTTTTGGGAAAAGAAACTGTTTGATAGTTGGATTGATTACATCATTCCAAAAAAATCTTATTTGGTGCAGTACAAATCTAATTATCAAACCAATATTAAAATTTTTCAATACAGTGAAGGTGCATCATTAGATCAAAACGTTTCTAAACAAAAAACTACACTGGGTGATGCTGTTGTAGATGCATTAGGTGAAGCTGCGCGTTATAAAACTGACAGTGTTATAAGTCGTAAATTTGGAAACGGTTTAAAAGGCGATTTGTTGAAAGGATTGGCTGGAAAGGGAATAGATGCACTGTTCGGTGAACAGCCTCCGTTTTCTATTTCTGATGTTGATGGCACTAAAATTTATGGCGTACAGTTGATCAATGCATTTCCAACAACGGTGAATCCGCTACAACTCAGCTGGGCTTCAGATGAAATTCACAGACTACAAGTTGGATTTCGATTTGACAAATGGTTGAACGTCAATGATTTGAATAGTGATAAAATGGAAACCTATACTATTACTGGCGACAATTGGTTTCAACGGGCTATTAACAAAGAAGTTAATCGTAAAGGAAACGATTTATTGAAGAGATTATTCTCATAATGGAGTGAAAATATGGCATTACCTAAAATTGAATATCCTATATTCGATGTGCACTTAAAATCGTTAAACAAAAAAGTAAAGTTTAGACCCTTTTTAGTGAAAGAAGAAAAACTTTTATTGATGGCTAAAGAAGCGAGTGATCTACCAACAATTTTTGAAACTGTTAAACAAATTGTCAATAATTGTTGTCTAGAAGAACTTGATGTAGCCAATCTACCTATCTTCGACATAGAAATGATTTTTGTGCATCTTCGCTTGAAATCGGTGGGAGAAAATCTAGAACTCATTTACAAATGCAATAATGTTGTAGAAAATGAACCTTGCGATGCAAACATGGCATTTGAAGTAGATCTAAATGAAGTGCAGTTTATTGAACCGAAAGGTCATACAAATAAAATTATGGTGACCGATAAAGTCGGAGTTTGTTTAAAGTATCCTTCATTAGGTACATCGACATCTATTGCTGTAAATGAAACAAATTTAGAAGATATAATGGAATTGATTGTAGAGCACTTAGATTATATCTTTGATGAGAATTCAAAGTATGATGCTGATTCTATAACTCGAGAAGAATTAGAAGAATTCATAGGCTCCTTGAGTTTAGATCAAGTTGGCGCTTTTAAAGAATTCTTCAATACATTACCATACATAGAATCGAAAAAAGAAGTTACTTGTAATAAATGCGGATATCAACATACTATTAGAGTGCAAGGAATCGACGATTTTTTCGGTTAATGTTTGGTTATGACAATTTGAAGAATTATTTTAACTGCAACTTTGGTTTGATTCAGCACCATAAGTACTCTTTGAGTGAGCTTGAAAATATGTTGCCTTGGGAGAGGCAAACATATGTGGCTATGCTCATGAATTGGTTAAAGGAAGAAAAAGAAAGAATCGAGTTAACGAGAATGCAAAATAGATCGACAATTAGGTCAAAAAATAGAAGATGAAAATAACTAAAAAACAATCTATAGCTGATAGATTTGCTAAAGCCTTCATCAAAGGTGATGGCAGCATTTCTCTTAAAGATTTAATTTCAGATGAAAAGGAGGACATGGAAAGCGTTCTCAAAGCACTTCTAGAACAACAAAACCTCAGCGAAGAACAGAAAAAACAACTATTACAAATTATAAAAGCTACAAAGAAAAATACTAAAGGTTTACGAGATCTAGACGAACTGCAACAGGAAGCCTTCGATCAAGCTCGCGAACAGGGTAAAGGTATTTTTGATAGTTTAAAAGCTGCAGATAAACTCAAGGAAGATTATGAAGCTGCAACAACTGGTATGCGTTCTCGTTTCGGTAAAATTGTAACAGCTTTCGGTGGCAGTGAAGAATTGGCAAAAGTGGCTGATTTAGTTTTTGGTAAACGAGTGAGCAAAGAAGAAAGAAAAGAATTAACTGAAAGGTTTGAGGTACAGAAAAAGAAAAAAACAAAGACTAAAGCTGCGCAAGGTGAAGCTCAACAAACACAGCAGCAAACAGCAACTAAAAAACCACGCGGAAGAATAGATCCAGTCACAGGTGAATTTGTTCGAACAGATTTTGGTAGCCAAGTTTTACAGCAAGAAAAAGATCCATTTGCGCCAGTTTTGAGCGCAATATCCGAAACTCCTAAAGCAGTAGATCAACTTGTTGATGAAGAAAGTATACAAGAAGATATCAAGAAAATTCTTGAATCAGTGGGCGAGAAAAAACAACCATTTGATGTTCATGATAAACTAAATTTGATTCTGAAAGCTGTTAGTGCAGATGCACTTAGTGACTTATTGGATATTGGTGGTGGCGGCGGTGATGGCAAGAGAAAACGTCGTCGTAAAGGTCCAGGTCGTCGTAGAGGTCCAGTCGGCAGAAGAGGTGGTGGTGTAGGTAGATTTGGCGTCGGATCTTTATTGGGTGGTGCTGCTGTCGGTGGTTTGGTATATATGGCAGTGGATTCTTTTAGAGATCCGAATCTTGTTTCTGAAGATCCAGAAGTGTTGAAACAACAAGCAAAATTAGCAGAAACACCAGAAGAAAAGCAACAGGTGCAAGAGCAGATTACTGCTCAAAAACAAGACATAAAAATGCAAGCAGCTGCAACAGGAGCTGGTATAGCTGGTGCTGTTGGTGGTGCTGTAGCTGCAACAAAAATAGCCCAAACCAAAACTGTTCAAAAAGTCAAGAATAAAACTTGGGATCTCTTCATTGGATTTTTGAAAAAACGTGCTCCTAGATTATTTGCTCAAGTTGGTGTGCGTTTAGCCGCAGCTGGTGGTTTGGCTCTAATACCAGTTGTCGGTTGGATTAGTGCAGCTGTAACAGTTGTTGGTAGCTTGTGGCTCGCTTATGATCTTTATAAATTGTGGAAAGAATTTTCTGCATTGTCAGAAGCTGAACAAGAATTATATGCCGATGACATAGAGAAAAAAGCTGATGCTGAAGTTCAGGCTGCTCCAACAACTTCACCAACCTCAATAGAACCTGCCCCAGCAGCAACCAGTTTTCCAAATGCTGCTGGAACAACATCATCTATGGCTCCACCAACAACTGCGCCAGCAGTAGCACCTATTCGTGTGTCTTCAAGTATGCCTGGAGCAATACCACCAGCAGAAACAGGTGCGAGTGCAGAAGATTTGAAAAAATATGTTCGACTAAAAGATTCTAGCATCAATCTAGATGGATTGAATCCACAAATGAAAGAAAGATTGGCTGGTCTTGCTAAAGAATATTTCAATAAGACAGGTCAAAAAATTCAAATCAATTCGGGATATCGTTCTCCTGAAGAACAAGCAGCATTGTTTGCCAAATACGGTGCGCCTAGAGCAGCACCCCCAGGGAGAAGTCGTCACGAAAGCGGTTTAGCCATAGACATCAATTCAACTGACGCAAACAAAGCCATTGAATTGGGTTTGATGGCTAAGTATGGATTTACTCGACCAGTTGCTGGAGAAACATGGCACGTTGAACCTATTGAAACTGCTAAACGTGGCGCCACACCTGATAATCCATATAAACCAGGAGCGCCAATTGTAGCAAGCAACAATGGCAATGAAATAGATCCTAAATCTGGTAGAGCGCCAAGTTCAGGTATTGCTTCTCCACCAGCTAAACAAGCAGAAATGGGTACTGCTGTTGCTGCTGCACCACCTAGAACTGAAACTCCTGGAGTTGTTGCCAGTGTAACTGCACCACCAGCAGTCACCGCTACACCTATTTCTCCAACTCCAGTAACAGGAGCTATGGTAGCACAGCAAACTACAGCTGTTACAAGTGCAAAAGAAGAAATGATGGTATCTGCAGCACCAACTGTTGTTCCTGTTCCTGTGGGCGGTCAGTCTCAAGGAGCCAAACCAATGCCGCCATCAAATGCTGTTCCAGCTTCAACCAGAGATTCCGAAAGTTCTTTTGCACGTGCATTGGCTAAAGACTTCGCTCATCCTTCAGCATTCACAACGATTGGTACAGTATAAAAAAAAGAGGGGGACCGAAGTCCCCCTGAAAACATTGTTTGTTTTCTAAACGAGATTACTCTGCTGCCAACTTCTCAAAGAATGCCATATCGTCATCCTCGACGCTGACATTTTCGGCAGTGACTTTCTTGGCAGGAGCAGAACGAACGACAGGAGCAGCTGCTTCCTCATCATCGATCTTAGAGGCAGTTGCACCAGCAACGCCACCTGCACCAAGAACGCGATCTAACTTCGCTTTCAGCTCATCGTAAGACTTGAAGTTTTCTTCCTTCAAGAAATCCTTGAGTGAATAAGCTGACTTCCAAACCTTTTCGATTTGAGCATCATCACCATTGTGTAAGGCAGTTGGTGCTTCGAACTCTGACTTATCATAGTTGCGATAGCCTTCATAGTTGCGAATCTTCAACTTGAAGTTTGCACCCTTCCAGAAATCAAAAGGATTCATTGGTGTTTCGTCTTGAAACTCTGGCTCAAGTTGTGCTTTGATCTTTTCAAAGATCTTCTTGCCATACTTGAACAAGAATACCTTGCCTTCGTTTTGTGGACGCTTTGGATCAGAGACCACTAGGATGTTGCTGATGTAAGAGAGCTTGCGCTTTTGCTTACGAGCAATTTCTTTGTTGGCTTCGATACCGCTGTTCCAAAGCACAGTGTTGTACTCAGAAACAGGATCAGTTTTACCAAGAGTGGTCAATGAATTTTCGATGTACCAACCACCTGGACCTTGGAAACCATGCGACCAAATTTGAACCCAAGGCAAACCATCTTCACCATCTACTGCTGCTGTATCAAGAAAACGAATGACTGCGTATCCGTTGCCCGAAGCGTCAACTTC